TATAATAAAAACTTTTGTCTATGTTTAAACACTCTTTAACGTTGTTACCGTATTGTGCTATAAAAAAATCTAAATTAGGACCACCACCGATACACTTAACAGTTTCTACATTTTTAAATAGATTGTTAAGTATTTCGTATTGTTCTAATTCAAAATCCCAAAAGTTATTTTTATTGTCTTTGTATAGATTATATATTTCTGTCCACTTGACATTCACAATTGTTACACTCACATACTTTTATATTAAATAATTTGACTATTATACTCTTTAACCAGTTCATTTGTCAACTCCTATAATTTGACTATTGTATATAATTTGTAAGAAAAGTCTGCTGTTGTTTTGATATATTGTGTATCAGCAGCTTCTTGATCAAAACTTAATGCCCCTATTGTTGTAGGGTATATATCTTCAAATCTTATCTCTGCCACTGGGTTATTTTTATTAGAAAGTATTGTTAATGTTGCATCTGAAAACATTGGATTAGCAGGTGTTGCTTGTTGAACATCACCTATATCTTTAGAGTTCCCTTGAGTTGCACCAGTAGTGACAGACGTTTGACTTCTAAAAGATTTAAATTGATCTCTTGATTGTGGAAATCCAATAGCTATTAACCAGTCATGTAATTCTTTATAGTTTTCTAAATTTTCATCTACTAGAAAAGATATGTTTAAAGGTTCGAAAGTTACCTCATCACCTTGTACAGGTATTGGTTTTAGTGGTGTAGGAAATATTGCATCTCCTAAATTTAGACCTGGCAGATTACATGCAGTCACAAAAAACTCAACTTTAGGTAACTGATTAATTACTAATCTAAATTGAGTAGGCGACAAGTAATCTAGTGTTGTAGGTTGTCTTCTAATTGCCATGGATATCCTTTATATGTATTTATACTGCTCAAAATAAAAAGGGGGCCGAAGCCCCCTTTTTTGAATTTGGTGTTTTAACCAAGATTACATTAAGTTCGTAACTTGAACTCTTCTGTAGTATTTGTTAGTGTTCGCAGAAAGTGTAATTGCACCTTCAGCAGAAGCAGCAACAGTACCAGTATGGAATGGATTTGCAGCCATACCGTATCTTGTTTTGAAACCAATTTTTGGTTGGAATGAGTTCTCACCTACCGCTCTAACCATTTGTAGAGGTACATAAGGACAATAGAATACACCAGCATCGTACGGTGAAGTTCCTTTGTATCCTACTACGTAGTATTGTTTAGCAGCTATATTTGCAGCGAATGGGTCGATGTAAACTCTGTATCTTCCATTTAATACACCAGCAAAAGTAGTTGTTGTGTCATCTACGTTTAGGTTAGTTGATAACGCAGGTGTGTAGTCTAGAACACCAGCCATTTGAAGAGCAGACGCAACGTCAGCACTTGTTATGATGATGTTACCTTTTCCTCTTCTTGTTTCTTGACCGATAGCATTTGCATCTCTTTCGATTGCAAATAATAGACCTTTAAACTTCTCTACAGACCATCTTCCGTTTGAGTCTGTATCTAAGTCAAAGATACCTGCAGTTGTTGTGTTAACTTGAGCACCTTTAACAGCTGTGTTGTAAATTGTTCTTACAACTTCTCTGTTAATTTCCATTAAGATTTCACTTGATAAGATGTTAGCAAGTTCTGTTTCAGCATCTAAACCATGGATTGCTTTTAAGTCTTGAGCTAATTCCATAGTGTATTCTGCTTTAAGAGCTCTTGTTACCGCAGTAACGGTATGTTTCTCAATTGAGAACGCCATTTCTGCGAATTCATCTGTACCATCACCTAGTGTTTCACCTTGTGCTGTTGTTTGACCAGTTACGAATGAGTATGTACCCGCACTTGGTGAGTCGTTAAGAACAGCTGGGTTAGTACCAGATTGATCGCCACCACCAGTATTACCAGCAGCGTCTTGGTTTGATAGATCAGGGATTAATGGGTCAGCCAAAGCTTCTTTACCAGTTTGATTAGTTGCTCTTGCTCTCATTGCAAATATAAGACCTGTTGGTCCTGACATAGGCTGAACGCCACAAATGTCATATGCAATAAGGTTAGGCATACTTCTTCTAACTAGAGAAATAAGAATTGGGTCCCAATTGTCAACAGCTGAACCAGTTGCGTTAGTCGGTGCAGCCTCTCCCAAGAATGCTCTATCTTCTTTCATAGATTTCTCTTGGTTTTCCAAGATTAAAGTAGTAACAGCTCGTCTGTACGCATCGCCGATTTTTGGTAACTCGGGATGCTCTAGGACTGGCTGCCACTTTTCTTGTAGATGTTGTGTTTGAAACATTAGTTTCTCCTTTTTATTTTCTACTATTTATTAGTTTGCACTCTTTACAGATTTTCCGATAGCGGATAGATATTTTGCCATCGGTCCGTCAGCAACGTCCTGTACAGCGGTGCCAGTTTCTACTTCATCATGATTAGTTTCAGTCAATGGCTTTTGTCTAGGGAAATAATTTTCCTTGATTGTAGTAAGTTTTTCAGCGTAAGTATCCTTATCTGTAAACTCAACTTCTTTTGCCAATGATTCAAACTTTTCAACTTCTGTTTCAGTTAAGTCTGAAGTAACTTCAGATTTTACTGATTCCTTAATTAGAGTACCTTCTTGTCTTCTTGACTCAACAACTTGTTGAGTAGTTTCTTCAAGTTTTTTCTCTAATTTAGAAATTTTATCAGCTTGCGCTTCTAATACGTCATACTTTTCAGCAGGTACATCGATGTAGTGATCTTCGAATAACTGCTTAAGACCAGATATGAAGTCTTCAGCGATTTCGCCTTTTAAGCCTCTTTCGATTGCTAGTTCATTTTCTTTCATCCACTCAGTAACAACATAGTCTAAGTAACCATCAACTTTTTCAGATAATGATTTTTTAGTTTCTGCGATTTCTGATCTTACTTCATCTTGATACTCTTCTTCAAGTCTCTTGATTTCAGCTCGGATTTTAGATTTAACAGCTGTTTCGAAAATTGTAGCAGCTTTAGTTTTGAACTCATCTGATAAAGAGTCGTCAGCATTCATAAGAGCTTGAACATCTTCTTGTACGTTGATGTCTTTCATTCTTGCTTCTACTGCTTCATCTTTAGCGACTTCTTCTTTTTTCATACCATGAGCCATGTCTGACATGTATGCAGCATGAAGTTTTTCCATTTTGTCTTTCTTCATTTTGCTCATACCATTCATCATTTCTTGGTACATTTCGTCTTTAGTTTTGTCAGCAGCCGCAGAGTGATAAGAATTGTACATCTTCATCATGTCTTCTTTTTTCATATGCTTCATTGCTTTAAGCATTTTTTCTTTCATATCATCTTGAGACATTTCTTTTTGCTCTTCGTCTTCGTCAGAATGTGCGTCTTCAGATTTTTCGTCTTCTTTATCTTTTTTATCTTTAGACTCGTCTTCTTTATCTTCTTCGTCTTCTTCTTTAATTTTTTTGATTGCGTCTGGTTTGCCTTCACCCTTTTGTTGAGCGTCACCAGAAACTTCTTTTGCTTTTTTAGAAGCCTCTTTACCTGGGTCAGTAGCATCTTTAGGGTCTGTTACTGCTTTTCCCATGTCTTCTGGTTTGTCTTCTCCACCGAGTGCTGGCTTGATTTTTCCCATAGGTTCTGCTTTTGTAGCAGACTTTGTAGGAGCATTAGGAGCAGTTCCATTGGCTTCTTCTAATTCAGCCAAAACTTCCGCTTCTAATTCCTCTATGGTTTTGTCTATTTCTGTAGCCATTGGAATGTTCTCCCTTTTCTTTTTATTTAGTACTATTATTTATAAAACTTGGCACTTTTAACTCAACATTTTTAAGAATTTTGCGAATTCTAGTGCTTTCATTTTATCTTCTCTTAATCGAGTTCTCTTCTCAATTCTTTGTTTCATCTCAAATACTTCCGACTCGACTAAATTACCATGGTCCCATACCCACTCTTTACCTTCCATAATTCCCTCTACGAAAGCGTTTGGAGCAGACGGGTCTGCCACGATATCCCCTGCTGTTGCAAGTTTGAAGTCGCTTCTCACATAGTTAGCACCGCCTCTTTGGTCTAAACTTCCCATACCCCTTGATGATACACCGAGAGTTGCACCCTCGTCCATAAGGTTTTTTACGATTTCACCCATCGGAGTCGACATAATTTTTGCTTCTCCTACGAAATTATCGCCCTCTGGTTTTAATTCAGTTATCATATGTGATACTCTGTCTAAATTAACCGTTGGACCTTCTGGGTGACCTAATTCACCAAAGGCTCTATTCTTTTGAACATACTCTTTATTGTAGTTTGCAACCTCTTTCATCAAAATGTCTTTTGGATATACTCTTCCATTTCTATTTTTGATGTTAGATTGCATAAAGATACCTTTGATCTTATATTCTTTTTTACCGTTTTTCTCTTCAATTAAATAATTGTTTTGAGAGAAATCCGTTGCTTCTGTTATTAGTTTTACTTTACTCATATTCCTAGCTTAAGTTATCATATCCGTCTGTTTTCTTTAACTTTAGAATAATAAAACCAACAGATGCACTTGAATTTGTTAATACAATATCGCCAGTTACACCTGAACCAGCATTGTTTTTGATTGTCGGTAATGATTGTGATGTATTGTACGCTCCATTACCATTTAAAGATAATGCAACCACATTAGAAGTTGCATCGAATAGCAAATCTGTTTGTGAACCTACTGACCATTGACACGCAACAATCGATAGTTTTGGGCCTGAGTCATGTCCAGCTAGACCTGACGCATCAACAACTGTTGCAGTTGAATTTGTACCAGTAGTTGTTATTTTAACAACGTGTTCAAAATCTGAATCTACCAATGTTTGTAATACTACTGCCATTTTTATTCCTTATTTCATAAATCCGATTGCTTCTTTTTCAAAATAACTAAGTAGGTCTTGTTCTTTCACTTTGTACTTTTTAGAGACATCGGATATAGTCTTTTCAAAAGTATTTAGGAAATTTTGAGGTTTGGCGTCCATTTTTTTGAATATATCATCGACTGCCCTCTTCATTTTAGGCGACAATTTTCTATATTCTTTAGTTCTTTTGAACTCATCGGCCTCAAATGTTTGAGTATAAACCTCTTCAAATTTCATTTTTTACTCTGTTTCTTTAACTTCAGGTTCTACTGCTGGTGCTTCTGGTTCTACCTCTGTTATATGATCTCTTACAAAACCTTTTGCTACTTCTTGTTTTTTAGTATCAATAGCCATTGCGATTTTGTCTTTCATAACATCTTTAAAAGCATCCTCAGCATCTAAGTTGCTACCTGTGTGTATTGCGTCTATAACTTTATCACTTGTCATTTTCATCTCCTATTTCATCTTCTGGTTCTTGGTTATCTGCAGGTTCTGTATTACCTGTTGGTCTATTTGTGACACCTGAGTTAGGTGGTAAATCTACACCGCCATCTTCTACATCAAGACCTGCTTCTGTGTTCATTTGATCTTTCATCTCATCAATTTCGTGTTCAGTAAATTTAAGTACGTTTTGTTGTACCCATTTCTTACTAAAGAATGTTCCTACAAAACTTTCAATAGCTCCTAATTGATCTATCTTCTCTCTTAATAATTCTGCATTTTTTAATTCTGCAAAGTTATTGTCTTGTAAGAAGTCATAACTTATTCTTTCTTTTATAGAACTCCACTCCTCTACATTAATAACACCTTTTAAAACTAATTGTGATTTAAGTATATCATTAAATAAAGGTGTAAACTTCTTTCTAATTTTCTGTACAAACTTTGTAAATTTTAATTCATCTCTAGTAATCTCTGTTGATCTTCCTAAAGAAAAGTTTTGTTCAGCTTCTAATCTTGATATGGGAACATTTAAAGAACGATATAATTTTCTTTGAAAGTAAACTATATCCTCTATTTCACCTAAGTTGTTTCCACCTGGTAAAGTTGTAATCTCTGTACCTCTGCCACCTTCTCTTCTTGGTAACCAAAAGTCTTCAAGCATTGACATGTGATTTCTGTCGTCTCTAATCTCACCAGTCTTTA